TTACCTTAAGGACTGCGGGTACAAGTAAACCACTGGAAATTTCTGTAGGAAATTGGGCAAAATATTGCGTGCTAAGAATAGTTATACCGGCTGCATCAATACCCTGATCATTGATGTTACGCTCATCGAGCATAGGCATGTAATGATAGAGTTTGATTTTCTTACCAAAGTGCTTGGGCATATTGGTAACGTCAGCAAGCTGAGAGAAAAACTGGACTTTTTTCTGCTCAATAAGTGCGGTCTTTCGATAGAAATCGGTACGAATCTGTGATCCAATCGTCGAAGGCGCACCATTGACGGGATCATTATAAATCTGGGACATGGGTAAATCTCCTTATAAATTCAATGAGGTAGTTATTTATATTTTGTAAAGTTTGAAACAGACATCTTACTGAACTCGTCATCAGACATGCCCAGTGGACTAATTTTTGGAACTGCCGTGGAAGAAGCCGGTTTACCCGAGGTAATTGCCGCTGCTTTCTTTTGGTTTTTCCGTTGTTCATCTACTTTCTCCTGCCCGTGATTGGCATTGACTGTAGCAGGTGCCACTGGATTGAGTTGCCCTTGTGCATGGAGGTAATCTCCCACGGTTTTATAGGCTTCAATATCAGACACGCCTTTCAGCTTACCAAAGCTACGCGCTCTAATTACTTCGCTATATACCTTGTCGAATACACCGTTACCTATCTGCTCATTGATTATTGAAATAATGTGAGGATTAGTAGCGATAGCGTTACGACTGGCGTCATCCCAGGTTTCAGAAATAACAGAGAGAGTTTTACTATAGGAAGGGGTATCCTGGATTGACTCCAGTACCTCATCCAGTATCATCTCTGTTTCACTAACCTGTGCCGCTTGAGGTGTATAGTTATTCTCTGCATCCGTATCGATAGCCATGGGATCAATACCACTGTCCTTGACCATCTTCGTGATTGCATCAGGATTCTTATTATTCAGATCAATAAGGAAATTGATCTTGGTTTCATTAAGTAAACCGTGTTTTTCCAGTGTCTTGACTATTTTTAATGCTGGTTTAAGACTAGCCATCTTCTTTTCATACCCAGCACCCTTTTGCATCAGAGTAATAATCTCTTCACTGTTATTGACCTGCATCATCATGCCATTGGCTTTGAATGGTGCAGTCAATTTGTCATATTCAGCTTTATAATTAATTGTTGAATCTGTCTTAGTATCTTCTCCGACAGGGTCAACTTTATCCCCTGTTGGTTTAGCAATTTTGGGGACTTCAATGTCAGGATCAACTGTTGTCGTGTCGGAAACCTCCGAATTATCAGCAGGATCACTGTCGTCACTATCATCGGACTTAACAATAACAGGGTCAGTGTCATTAATGGTCACGTCAGTAGAAGTTTCATCGGCAACTACAGGTGTAGGCATAGCGAGAAAATCATCATCAGATAAACCAAGAACACTCTCTTCAGGAATCTCTTCTTCTTCTTTATCCAAAGTATCGCTCATGATCTATGCTTCCTCGGCAAGAATTGCTTCTCTAGCTTGTTCATTATCCAGAATAGCCTTTTGTGCCTCTTCTGCTAGGCGCTGTATTGCCATGAGAAATTGTGAGAATTCGCCTACTGCGGCAATACGTCGCTGCAGTCCTGCCTGAACATCCGGATGCTTATTTGCCGGAGAAGCTAAAGCATGTACAATGCGTACCACTTCATCCTTCATGTAGTGCTCAATAATAACTTTCTTAAAATCTCTATTTTTATACAGACGCTCTATACTCTCCAAGAGAGCAATTTGTTCCTTAGCGTGTTCAATAGAGATATCAATGTATTCAATCTGTTCTGCTGGTGTTATGCTCATGTAGTTCCTTGTGTCCTCTCAATGTGAGATAGAGAGATAGTTAGAGTTTATGCTTTAGCTGGCTGTGTTTGCTCTTTCAACGCAGCTTCTATAATTTTGGTTTGAGCTTGAGCCTTGGACTGTTCCCGCATCTTCTGCAGATCACGTTCTTGTTTAACTCCTGCTTCTTGCTCGACATAATCAAGATCCTGCAGATCGCTACCACTCATCAGGTGTCTTGCCTTGGCTTGTTCAGTAGCGGTCTTGGCTTGAGTAAGAGCAATTTCTGCCTGCTTGAGCATGGCTTCAATCTGCGTAAGACCGGCACTGGCAGCATTGTCCTGAGCAATGGAGGCTTCCTTCTGTGCCTGAGCTTCGAGTAAAGCCAGTTCCAATTCCTGCTTCTTCTGCAGCATGGGATCTGGTTTAGGCTCATATTCACGAATGGACTTGGCTAGATCAGGCATCTTCCGCAGGACAGCAATATCAGAGAGAATCATCCGAGATAATTCCGGGTCCATGTTATTACCCATGGTCTGCAGCATGAACGCCAATTCCTTGGCTTTCATATCATCTTCTTCCGCAGTGGTAATAGTTAGCTTGAGATCAAAGTTACCTGCTAAATCATCACGACGAACAGAAGTGTATTCTTCCTCGGAGATACGGACTATCTCTTCATCAGAGAGAAAGACCGCATTGAGGCTGATAATCTTTCGACCAATAGCAATGATTCCCGCAGCCAATCTTCTGAGGATAGTTAGCTCACGCTTGGCTGCTGCATCGAGGACACCTTTGATACCAGTAGCTACGTCACCAAGAGCGGCACTATTGATACCACTACTAAATGCCTTTACCCCGGAAAAGGACTCTGCCTCGTTATTCTGCATGGAGATCATGTTATAGGCGGACTGAGGGATCTCCGGATAGTTATGTTGAAACACTCCTAAACGCGGGTCAACATTACCGTTGAACTCGTAGTCCAGGCCATTCTTGTATTTTCGTGCATTACCAATATCAAGAAAGTCCTTCCGCATACCAGTTTGACCAGCAGCGGCTTTACCCATGAGATCAATCATTCCTCTGGTTACCGCACCAATAATCTTTTGATTATCAATAAGTAATTCACAGTCGGGTTCTCCATAAGATGACCTGCGAACAGGTAGTAATTGTGCAGCTACAAAGGGTAGTTTTTTATCAGGAAATGGGCTCTCTTCCATACGGATCAATGTTGAACCAACCCAAGTAGCAACAATAGGTACTGTTCGACCTGTCTTATGAATATCCCAGAATCCCCAATATTCCCGAGCAACAAATTTGACTCTTGCATCATCCTTGAATTCAAAGGAAGTATTATCCTCACCTTCCTTGTAATCCGGATGTGCTAAAGGAGACTCACTTCCTTGAACTATCTTCTCAATATTGAAATATCTCCCCGCTTTGATTAATTCCGCTTTGGAAGTTTCAAAAGAGAAGATAATGAAATTGGCTTTCTCAAGATTACCCTGACAGGTAGGATCAAGAACGATGTTCTCTAAATCACAAACATCCAGCGTAGGTTTATTGACTGTCTCAACAGTCTTGGTTTCAACAGTAGTACCTGTCTGTTGTGGAATAACCACCTGACCTTGTGTAAAAAGAATCTCTAAAGCCTTCTCAATACCAGGATTACTATATTTTTCATATTCAGCAGGATTGCTTTGTTTCAGAGCAATGAGCGCGGTGTATTGCTGTAGGGCAGTTCCGGACATATCCGGAATAAATTCATAGGTTGGTATTTCTTCCTCAACTTCTTCTTCTTCCGTCTGCCAGCCTACTCTGACAATAACCGTACCTTCATCAACAGCAGATCGAACGTAGTCATCAATAAAACGAACTTTATCAATCTGAGTATTGAATTGATTATTCAGGATCAAACCATTCTGATAGGCCCTCTCCCGATCATCTCTGGTTTGCGGTGATACCTTGAATAAGTTCTCCGCACTGAGAAAAGGTTCCGATAATGAGGGGTATTTCCACTCTGCCTGTTTTCGTATAGTTTTTGGTTGAACAGTTGATCTCGTTGTAGACGGTGCCATCTTAACCGCACCACGAATATATAAATGATCTAGCCAGGTCTTTACTTTGGATATCTGCGTTGCATGTTCTACTTGAGCATCAGTGAGATTCTGTTTCAACTCAGACAATTTTGGCGGATTTTCCCAACCTGTATCAATGTCAGTATCTTCTGTATTCAGATCGTCGTATTCAGCCATTGTCTCTTCACGTAAAGTTCACATTAATTGCAGATAAATAATCAATTAGTGTGAGTTTAATATGTTAGAATACAAATAGCAACATAGCTATATAAATAATTTAAGATTAAACCAAAAAAGATTAATCTTCTGGCACTTATTAAATTGGAGTGGTAATTTAATTCTGCGGTTATTATTGGATCGTTAACTTCAGATTAATTCTATTTAAGGATGTGCACATGCCGAAGAGGAAATCCTTTGTTCGAGAAACGCGCGCTACTAAACAAGAGCGTAACTTCAATCCTCCTGCACCACTAATACCAAAGAATCCCACCCAGAGAGAGTACATACAGGCTATCTATGACTACCCCATAGTTATTGCTACCGGCTATCCAGGCACTGGAAAAACCTATATACCTGCAAGAATATCGGCACAAATGTTCAATAAGAACGCTATTAATAATATCGTTCTCAGTAGACCTTCCGTATCTACTTCAGCTTCTATTGGTTTTTTCAAGGGAACCAAGAATGAGAAGATGCTCTCCTGGTTAGCACCAGTACTCGGAGCACTTCGGGAAGAACTCTCTCCAGCACAACTAGAATATATGATGAAAGACGAGGTAGATCAGATGGTCTTCTGTCCTTTAGAAACTATCAAGGGTCTTAGTTGGAAGAGAAGTTTTATCATTATTGATGAAGCAGAAGATCTTACCCTGAAAGAATTACGTTCCATACTTACACGAATAGGGAAATCCTCCACTGTTGTACTCTGTGGAGATATGGATCAAACTGACGTACATAATCCAGGATTATGCCAGCTTCTGGCGATACTCCTAAATGACCCACAAATGCAGTCAGCGGTTAAACATATTCATTTTGATAGACCAGATGAGATTGTCCGTTCCCCGGCCTGTAAGGAAATAGTATTAGCGTTTGAACGTTATAATACGCAGCTTAAACGAGCTGCTTAAACCAAGAGGAAATACCCTATGCAACGCGGAAATGTGCTCGATGAAGCAAAAACTATTATCAACGGTTACAGGCAAGACACCTACGGTAACCCAGAAGATTCTTTCCATACTATTGGCGAGATGTGGAACAGTTATATCAATGCTAAATATCCTGGGAATAACAGTAGTATCACTGCAAAGGATGTTGCCTTGATGATGACTCTCTTTAAAATTGTCCGTGAAGCTGGACAAGGCAAGAAAGATAACCTGGTTGATGCGGCAGGATATATTGGTATTGCCGGAGATTTCTATAACGAGGAGGAACCACATAAAACTGCAGCACCTTCTTCGTTTATAAAACAGGACGAGTTTCAAACTTTACAGAAGACGTATGATCGCTTTGTTGAAGAGGAGGTAGTAAATTATGGGTGATCTCTCGGCAAATTTTAGTAAAAAGGAATTTGCCTGTAAGTGTGGCTGTGGCATGATTACCATGCATCCTGGAATTATACCTATATTACAGGATCTTCGTGATCATTTTGGAAGAATACAGATTGTGAGTGGGAATAGGTGCAGGGTGCATAATACCCGTGTAGGTGGCGCACCACGTTCGTATCATATGCTGAGTATGGCTGCTGATTGTAAGTTTCTTGATCTAGAAGAAACTCTACCAAAAGCGGCGTATGAATATGCTTGTATTACATATGAGGGAAAATGTGGATTTATATTGTACCCTACTTTCCTTCATGTGGATATCCGCATACATCCATATCGAAAAATACAGATTTAAACCAACAAGCCCCAACCATTACGGAAGGGGCTTGTTTCTACTTTAGCGCTTCTAATTTAGAGGGCATTCTCACTTCCAATCCCATTGCCCTCTTCACATCATTGACACTTTGCACTAAGTACTCATTTTGCATTTTTGAGGTAGCAGCAATAATATTTAAATTATTAATATCACCTCGATTAACAATAGTAATACTCGCTAAAGTACCAATGGTACTTATGGCAAGTATAGCTCCAGTGAGAATCCATTTCACTTGAAGCTGCATCTTAAGACAAACAGGACAATTATGAGGGCAAGCTCCTGCGGGTGTAGTATCCGTTATCCGTCGCCCATAGTTATCATCCATTGCATCCTGCTGTTTTTGTACACTGTGCATACACCGTGTAATCCATAACATTCACCTAATAGAAATTAATACTAAACCAATAAAATAAACTACTCTTAGTTTACAAATTAAAGTGCTATTAAGCAAGACTTGCTCCTCAGTACCACTGCTGTAAATATGTCTTTATTCGCCATATCCAGCCAAAAGAACGAACCAAAACATACATACTTTTAGCTACCTCTTTAGAGGTATGTCGTAATAAACACGTATAGAATATCTCGTCGGCTGCTTTACGTGAAACACTTAAATCCGCATATAATTCATCGTGCAGACAACAGCAGTCCTGCACTTCGGCACTGACACTGTTTTTAGGTATAAGCGAGCAGCACATTTACTTAGCCTTGAGCTTCACGACAGCAGCTTCCAGAGCAAGATTGATCACAGAAGCAGTCATCTGAATACCCTCATTAGCCAATCTCTGAGTGATGATGCCCAGAGCAGCATCCCTTTTAGCTGCTCCCGGTTGACCCTGCATGTCTGTTGCTACTGCCTGAACTGCCTGCATACTGGCGTGGATGAGTAGAGTACCTCCCTGAGCCATCAATACTTTGATGAAAGGTTGAAGGAACGACCACACACCTGACATAATAAATTTAAACTTATCCATTGTCTTTCATCCCTATTTTCTTTGTCGTGGCTACCGTCAGGTAGCCGTTTACACCGGCAAGTCCGGTAGCTATCCAGCCAGCTACAGCAACAAGCTGATCCGTGGTGAAATACACATCCGGCCACATAAGCTGAACCAATGAAACCAATAAACCTAAGATAACTGCCAAGGCATTACCGGTAGCTTGAATATTCTTCCAACCGGTAACATTTTTCAGCTCCTGTCCGGCATGCAGTGCTGGCAGTATTTTCAGCAAAATCTTCCACATACTATCTCCTTACTAATTTCTTGATCCATTTACGTAATACAGTCAGAGTTACAGTGTAACGTACCAGATACTTAATCGGTCTATAATTGGGTCCGCTATCCATACGGTAATGAATATCATCCACTGGGTCAGTATTCGTCGGTTTAGTCACGCTTCTCGGTAAGTTCTTTAATAGTTGCTTCAAGTTGTTTGATCTTTTGCTGGTATTGAGCTGCTTCTACATCCCGGACGACAACCAATTCACCTATTTTTTGTAAGAGTAATTCAGGGGATACATGTTGTTTTTCTTGGTTCATATTTCTTTTCCTTGAGTGAGTATTTTAACTTTATTTTCTAAGTGAGTTATCCTTGCAGCCATAAGTTCAACAAGTTCTTTCATTTCGATGTCTAATTGTCTAACTGCGCCGTTGGTTAGATCGTTAAATGCGGACACATCTCTACTAAGCATCCATCCTGCTTCATCATAATCTAAAAGATATTCTTCGATGTCCGCATCCGTTAACAGTTCGCCACTATCCGCTTTTAATTTAACACGGACAGCATCCTTATTTATCATCCAGTCCGGTAATGAGTGGAGATCCAGATACTGGGCATTACTTTTACCTCCTGTAATAATCGCAAGACTTTCCGCGCCTTTAGAATCTTTAACTTTCTTTGTTCTTGGTTTGAATTCAGCAAGTAATGCAAGATCGTCATAGGTATCAAGTAACTGGACACCGCTATCATAAAATTTATCTGCATACACACTGCCCCAGTTATTACTTGTACCGCCTAAATTATAACTCGTGCTGTAGGGATAAAGGCCAGCAGAACCAAATACAAAAGCAGTTGTACCGTTACGTTTTATGTAAGTACCATAAGTACTTGTACCTGAGTCAAGTACGACATTCTGAATAGCTCCTACATAAGTGCTTGATAGTAAAGATCCTATTGTTGCACTACCATTCGCTACAAGATCAATGGTAGCACTAGAAGATGCCTTGGAGGACATATATATTCTGTTCGTCCACACGCCTAGTTGTTGCGACGCACCAGCAAGGACGGTAATTCCAGAGCTGTTCCCATAAATATACTGACTACTATTGTAGAAGGATATTTCACCTGCATCGGTAAAGTGTAGCCGCCCAGTCATAGCACCCAGTTTATCGATAAGAA